GGCCAGTGTGCAAAATCTGATCTAAAGTCGCCGCCAGCTACTACATATGAACCTTGAGTAATTCTTGCATTGTTTACAAATGTGCTTGCACCAGTTTGTTGCAAGTATGCTGTGTTGCCCGGCATGATAATTCTATCATTTGCCAATCTATATCTATAATGTGGAGTAGAGCCACTTGTTCTTATAGTAAGTGTGCCTGCAGTGGCAGCTGTAAGATCTCTTGCTGGAATAATATTAGTAGTTGGTGGTGTGTAAACTTCTTCTAAATCACCTGTTGTTGCATCAGTTAATGTTTGTGATGTAATATCAAATGTTGTTGCTAGTGTATAATGTGTGCCAGTGGTGTTTGCCCACACTTTACCTGCTGTAAGAACTGCGTCTAATTTAGTTGACATCAATGCATAATTATCATCAGCAACTGTTTCACTGCCTATGTCTGTTCCACCAAGTGTAAATGCATTTAGATGGTTTGTTTCAATTTTTGCATAATGAGTTGATGTTGAATAATTAGCACCAAAAGCACCATCATATCCATTGTGACCTTGTTCAAGTTCTATGATATTATTGCTGCTATCCAACACAATAAAAGTAATATAATCTGTTGTAGAGTCTTTTCTTGTAATCAATGCCATCATATTGCTTACCTGGAAAACTTCATTATTAAAAGCAGTGGTAAAAATTTTAATTGTGACAACATCTCCACTGTGGAGGGCATGGTCATCTTTACCAATTTCAAAGTATGTATATGCTGTGTCTGCTGTTCCTCCAAAGTTATGATGTTCACCCCAATCTGTTGGATCATATGTTACTAATGAACCGCCAGTTGTTGATAAATTAAATGGTTGTTGAAAGAATGTTAACAATCTTTCATCACCTGCGTTGTCAAGCAATGATTCAGGAATACCACTAAGATCATTTTGACTTACAACTCTCAGTGGTTTGCCATCATCAGCAATGCTGAATACTTTGATACTAAACATTTGATTTTCTGTAAGAGCATCATTATAACCTAGAGGCACCATATACAGTGTGTTTGTTGTGCTTGATGAACCATTGTTAAATGCATTGTTGACAACAAAACATCTACCAATCACATTTGCTGGGTCTGAATTGTATAGGTTTTCTAAATGGGTGCTAAATGTTGCTGAATTACTATCAGCAGCAAATTGTATGTTGTGAGTATCACCATCAAATAATTTTGCAAGTTTAGTATCAAATGCTGTAAATCCACTTGTAACTAAATCATTGCTGAATGTTCCACCTGTGATGTCCAGCACAGGTTTGCTGTTGAATGTGGCTGTTCTGCGTGTGAGTGTTACTGCACCGCTTGGCACATTATCAATACCAGTTTGTCTATCTGGTGTGAATGATTCAGCAGCTAGGACTGTATCAAAGTCAGTCAAGTTGTTGAGTGTTGTATCATCAACTATAATACTACTATTTGATATTACAGCACCTGCGCTGTCAAACAGTTTGGGAACAAACAGTCTGTATTCTGTGCTTCCGCCTGTAACTACAACAATGTCAGCATTTATAATGTTGTGTCCAATATCTACATGAGTTGTTCTACCAACTTCATTGTAAATTCTGTAATCATCACCTGATCTGTCACCTAAGTAATAAACTGCTGTTTTGCTTACAGCTGGCAATGCTAAACTGGTTGTAGCCTGATGATTACTCAATTCTTCACCAGTATGATCTCCTGCTGTGCCTGTGAGTGTGTATGTTAGTGTGTATACATCACTGACTCTGGTTAATGCAATATTTGTATCTTTTACAAAGTTGTTTGCAGTAAGATCAGTTTTCCAATTCAGTTTAGTGCTTAAACCACTGTTGGTGTATATCACATATGTATCAGTGCCTGTTTCATCAAGAAATAAATTACCTTCAACATCTAATTCAGTGCTTATACCTGTTCCTGATCCTTTAACACCATGTGTAGTTGAGTCATTTGGATCAAAGTTTGCAACACTGCCGTCCGGTATTTGATCTAATGCACTAGCAGCAAGCATTTCTATTGAACCATCAGTGTTGAGTATAAAACGCTGAATACCGTTGTTGCTACTACTACCAACATAACCAACAAGGTTGTTTCCTGCACTGTCTGTGCTAAGATTTACAGTTGTGCTGGTTGCATTTTGCACATAATAATTATTACCATTTAAGTTTGTGAATGATCCATCAAAACCACTTGCTGTTACCAATGTGCCATCTTCTAAATCATGACTTGCATCTGTAAACACTGCTGGATTTGCTGCTGTAGCACCAGTAATGTCTGCATTTTCTAAATCATAAAACTCAACAAGATTGTTCAAACTGCTATCTGTTGCAAGTTGAATTGTAGTTGCATCTATCTTTTTTACATACAATGGACCAGCTACTCCACTCCAACTGTTGTTGAAATTACTCAAATCCATTAGTTGTGAATCATAAAATCCGTGGTTGCCGCTAAATGTTAAGTTTGATGTTGTAGCGTTAACAGCGGTTGCACCGCTTATATCACTTTGAATCAATTCTAAATCGCCGTCGAGTATGGGTGCTTCCCAAAACTTATACACACTGTTGTTGCCGTTTGATTCTTCTAAACTTGAATGTTGATTATACTTGCTGAGTGATTCCATTATTGTATCAACACTTTGTGTTGGTGCTGTTCCAACATGTGCTAAAAATGTGCCATCTTTTAGTTCTTTGATACGCTTTTGGAAACCAACTGTATCATCACCAACATAATCTGGATCAATAAAATGACTGCTACTATCGTTTGGATATGTAAAAATACTTTTCATTATGCAATTCCTCTCCTGCCGCGTCTCTCATATGCATTTTGTATAACGCCTTCAATTTGTCTTTTGTTCTTCAGGATAAACTCTGTTCCTGACTGTGTATCCACAGCATTTATGTTAAAATTAACTGTTGGTGCACCCATCATGCCTTGTAGTTCATCATTGGGAACCACACGCCCTGTTGTGCCGGGCATGAATAATTCAGCGCCACCTTCTCCAACTATGCTTGGTCTATTTGTTGGTGGAACACCACCATTTTCAAAGCCCAAGAACATTCTACCAATACCAAACAGCATGCCCATTGTGCCGCCTCCGCCTCCGCCAAAGCCACCCATGCCCATGCCACCTACACTGAACATACCGCCCAGTGCCTTGTTTATTTGTGATTGCAGGATCATACCCAGTATTTGTGTTAGTGTTTGTCTCACTGTATTCTTTAAAACATCCATCAAACTTTTACCTTCGGCAATACCCTGTGCAATTGTCATTCCCAAATTATCTGTTACTGCTGTCATTGTTTTTTCTAAGTTGAGTGCTAGTTTTTCAGTTTCACTCATAAAGTCTGTGATGTTTTGTTTTTCTTGATTTATTTCAGTGCCACCACCTATTTGACGCATTGCTTCAGCATATTGATCAAGGTTGATTTTACCTGCCGCAAGCATTTCATTCAGTCTGCCTTGAGCTTGCATTTGATGCGTTTGTTCTGTGACTGCTTCTCTGCTGCTCTCTACAAGGTCGTTCATAAACTGATCAAAACTGCTGATAGTTTGTGTTGTTTCACCCAACTTGTCTTTGGTTTTATCTGCACTGTTGCCAATGTTTAACATTGCTTGTGCATATGTGTCTATGCTGATACGACCCAGTCTAAGTGCTTCATCAAGTTTAGCAACAGCTTGTTGTTTGAATATGATTTGATTTGCACTACGGCTTGCACTATCAACTAAATTGTTGAAGAATTTGTCAAACTCACTGATAGCTGGTGTTGCACTTTCAATTGTTTCTTTGACAGCTTTTGTGCCTTGACCCAAACGCTCCATAGCAATAGCATAAGCATCAATTGACATTTGTCCAGCTTCTAATGCTACTCTTAAATCACCAATTGCTTTTGCTTGAAAGCCTTGTTGTGTTGCTGCACTTCTACTTTTGTCAATCAAGTTTGCAAGGAATTGTTCATACTGTGACAGTACAGGCACAGCTGCCTGTAGTGCGGCTGTTGCTTCTTCTTCTGCTTTTTTAGCTGCTGCTCTTTGTTGTGCATAAAATTTTGCAGTTTCTGCAGCTTCAATCTCTTTGAATTTCATTAAGTCAAGTTCAATTGACAATGCTTTAACAGTTGCTTCTTGATCTGCAATTGCACCAGTCATATCAACCATTGTTGGTGTTATCTCTCTGATACTACCGCCTAGATCATCTGTTTGGTCTCCCAACAATCCTGTGCTGTTTCTAACATTGTCTAATATACTAACTTGACCAGCTGCCGTTGCTTTCAGTTGATTGAGTGCTTCTTTGGCTTGTTGAAGTTTTATTTCCATTGCACCAATTGGTGTTGCTGCATCTAAGAATGCTTGGTTTTGTGCATCAAATACATTGATCATACCTTCCAGTATGCTACGATATGCTGCTGTTGCACCACTTGCTTCTGATAGGTTAGCAAGGTATGTTACAAATGCTTCTGATAATTGTTTTTCCAATGTGTCCAGTGGAGTTTGCATCTTGTTAAATGCGTCAGTTAGTGCAGTTGAACCTTCCAACAATCCTGCAAATGTTTCAGCTGTGAGTTCACCTGCTTGTGACATCTCACGCAATTCACCAACAGTTATGCCTGATTCTTGTGCCATAATAGCAAGTGCAGGACCCATGCCTTCCACAATACTATTGAATTCATCACCACGCACAGTTCCTGATGCCATAGCTTGACCAAACTGTTTAATAACACCTGCTGTTGTTCCTGCATCAGCACCAGCAACCACAAGTGCTTGTGTTAGTTTAGTAACCATGCCTTCAACACGCTCGTTGCTGAATCCAAGTTCTGCTGTTGCAACTTTTAATTTTGTGTATAGTTCTACAGTAGGACCAAGTGTTGATCTATTGTCTCTGGCTAATTTTGTTAGCCTTGATTGTGTAGCAGCAAGATCTGAACTGTTCTTTGTTACCAATCTCAATTGGTTCTGAACTGTTTCCATTTGCTTGCTGGCATCAATCATAGCTTTACCCATGGCTGTTGCTGCAACAGCAACAGCGGCAAAAGCAATTTTACCTTTGCCTAAGCCGCCTGTTATTCTGCCCATGGGACCACTTGTTTGGTCCACTGTTTTTACGATTAATTCATATGTTGTAGCTGCCATTAGCGAGTTCTCCTATTTTTCTTAGGCATGTGTCTCCTTTGTTGTTCAGCTACATATTCGAAGTATTTGATCCAACCTCTGAATTCTACTCCGCTCATTGTATTTATCAACTCCTCTACCGTCATTCCCAAGTCCAATGCGAGCTTGTATGCAAATAGATCGCCAGGGGAGTCTTTTAGTTTTTTGCTGCTGATTCCCACTCTGCTGTTTCAGTGTTCATTTCTGTAATAACACGCAAAACAACTTTTGGATCTGCAACACGCATCAATTTTAATTTGTCTGCTTTGCTGAACGCTGGTTCATTGTCTTTGGTTCTTGCACGAATAATCAAACTCATAACCAACGCTTCAGTTGTTTTACCCTGTTGTGTTAGTTCCATAATGATTGATTCTTCTGCAAGTGTAGTTGTGGGTTTCCACCACAGTTGTGCATCCCACTCAGGGATTTCAATAGGACCTTGTAGTCCTTCAGCCAACACTTGTTGAAAGTGTGCTTCTACATTTTCGATAATACTCATCTGATTCGCCTTGTGATATATAATGCACGGTCTAACGCTGGTTTCATAATTGGTCCTCTAGTACCGCCGCCCCTTGCTGGAACAGCACCGTCTAAGACTCCAATGTATGGCACCTGATTTTCAATTACTGTGGTCCTGCTTGAACCTGCTCGGTAATTGTCTCTGCGTTTGAATCCACGCTTTGCCCTACCTGTTCTTACGGGGGTTGTTGATTTTGCTAGTTTTAGAGCTTCGTCTATTATAGCGTTAACAGTGCGCTCCAAGACTCGTTTGATATCTCTATCTACTTCATCTAATGAGCGCACCGTCTTCATATTATGATGCTACATCATATCCTAGTGGTCCGTTGCCGTCAAAGTTGATGGTATACTGTGTTGCACCATCAAATGATTGCGAACGACTTACACTTGTTACAATAGCTGAACCTGAATAATACAGGTCACTTGCTGTGTCACCTTCTGGATATAATTCAAAATCAATTGCTGCACCTGCTTTTATAACAGGATCAACTGAATCAGTGTGATTCAATTTTGCGTCTGAATTATCCCAATAGCCTTCTACAGTGCCAGTGAAGCTTAGGAAAGTAGCAATAACTTCTCTTGAGTTTGAAGCTGAATCCATAGATGTTACATCTAAGATTTCAGTTGTTTCTTCAAGTGAGAAGCTTGTTACATTCAAGAGTGATGCTACTGATGATCCAGATGCATTCATCTTTACTACGCCGTCTAGGCCTTTATTTGCTGCCATTATGCTCTCCTCTGTTAGATTGTTATGGCTTAGCCCTATCATAGTGATAGGTCACGCTGTATACTATAGCACCAGTTGCATAAGGTTCAGCACTGTCAATTTCTCTTGTGAGAATCTCTGTGCTGTGTGAATTAAAGCACAACCCATCAAAGGTTCTTGACTCTTCTAGCTTTCTTTCGATAGCTTCAATGATCAAATTCCTTTGTGAATCTCTGTCAGCACCGTGAACCACGATGTTGATCAAAAACTCTATTGTGCCTTCTCTTACGCTCTGCCCACTGTCCATTGTATAGTCGCTGCGTGTTTCATCAGCGGTTTCTACAAGCACATGTGGGAAACTTGTTTTAGCAAGTTCATCCACACTCTGAGGTTCTCGTGTTATGCTTTTAACATAACGAACCTCAGAAATGTGGTCTACAATATACTGTGCGATTTTTTCTCTGCTGCTCATTATCTATACACCCTGTCTTTGCGATGTGTATGTTTTTCTGCTTCTGTGACAACTCCGTCATCATTAGCATCATACTCAACACCCTTGGCCATCTCTTCTCTGATTTCTTCAAAGTATCTCTCTTTGTAGAATGAGATTTGATTGCTAAAGCTGTCTTCACCACGGAAGGGTGACAATCGAGGTAGGATATAACGATACATTGCAAGATAAATGGTGCCGTGTGTCCACTGTGTCTCTGTTAACAGTGTAGCGTCAAACACAGAACCAACAGTGCTTCCAACTAGTTTGCGTTTAGTAGCATAGGTTTCTTTGAACCAATTAACTTCTATGTAACGCTTAACATCGCTTTCTGCTCGATTTAGTTCATCAGTGAAGTCTTCTACACCGTGATCAAAGATGGTTGTGCCAACCAACTCCATTAAGTTTTCATTATTTGCAAACGCCATCTCTTACCTCTCCTTTATAGATTATACAGCCGCGTCACCAGTGATTTTAACAATCTTGTTAGCGTCAAGGATAGCTGCGCCAAATGCTGCTGATGCAACAACTTCAAAGCCACGAAGTGATTCGTCACGCTCTGTTGCAATGCGTAGATCACGCTTCATTACCATACCAATCGCTGCTGGGTGGAATACTGCTGCAATCGCATCGTCTGAACCGTCTACATCAACTGATGCTGATTCATATAGGTCAATGCCAAATAGACGACCAATAAAGTATTCTGAACCTACTCTATTTGATGCGTCTGAGTTTGAGAATGAACCACCTGCGTTTACAAGTGTCTTCTTAACATTGTATGCTTGGAATGGTGATAGAACACCTACTAGACCTTGCATTGGAACGCTGTTGTTGCGTAGTGTTGCTGCTGCTTTTAGAATGTGGTCAGCTGTAATTTCGTTGCCTGCACCTGGACCAGCTTCTGATCCTGCTGATGTAAATAGGTCAACAATTACTTCGTCCATTGCTTGTGCAATGCCGTCGCCTAAAACACGGCCTGTGTCTTGTGCTACTGCTGTTGGGCTTGATTCAAGAACGATGTCTTGGATTGTTGCCATTGCACCAAATTCTGCTGCTGCGATGTCTACAGCGTCTGCTGATACATCTGTGTTTGACAGGTCTGCGCCTGCTGCTAGTGCTGATAATGCACCCATTTTTGGATATACTGGAACTGAGGCAGTCATGCCTGGTGTGCCCACCATATCATACACAGTTACAAGATTACGAAGAAGTGCGTTCTCGTTGAATGTAAACTGTGCTGCTTGAGTCATGTTCTCAAAGATTTCGCCACGGGCGTTATCTAAATCATATTCGTTAGCCATTTTGCTTAACTCCTATATTATTTGCTTGCAAACTTTCTTGCCTGACCCACTTCGAACTTCTCTCGATAAATTTTACGATGTTCTGGGTCATTCATATTCAAGTCGCTTAGTTTAACTTCTCGTGAAGCTGAATGTGTATTGCCAGTGCTGCCTGAACCTGAGGGTTGTGCAGAACGGAAATACGGGTTTTGAACAATGAATTCACCAACTGCTTCATCAATGGTCATTGGTGCTGCTGACTCTGTGTTGTAACGAACTTGTCCGTCTGTGTCCAACACTTCCACTTGACCGTTGTCACCTAGTCTTACATTGTTTTTCATAAGATCAACAATGTGTGCAGGATTAACAGCTTTTGCTTCTGCTGCGGCTGTGAGTATGCTTCCATCAACACGAGTTTTTACCAGTTCACTCTGTAGCGTTGTTAGCTTTGTGTCATACTCTGACTTTTGCTTTTGTAGTAGTTCTTCAAATTGTTCTTTTTTGATCATACTTTTCTTTTCAGCTTCTACTTGCTGTGATTTCAATTGTTGATATTCACCAACATTAATACCTTCGTATTTTTTCTCAACTTGCTTTAGCCTGTTTTGAACTATACGATCAACATCCTCTTGACTAAATGTCTTTGAGGTTTCAGCCTGGTTTTCTTGTGTCACTGTGTTTGCTTCTGAGCCAGTCTCAGTTGCTTCAGTTGGTTGTGCGATGTTTTGTTCGTCCATCTTAAACGATCTCCCTTCGAAGGATAGCACAATTTGGGGGATTCATATCCTGTGCTATTGTATTATTTATGCCGGATTATTCGTCTTCCATTCCTGGAACGAATATGCCTTTTCCTTTGTGATCTTCTGCAATTGATTCAACAATCTGTTGCAAGTCTTCTTCATCCTCTACCAGCATCTTTGCAATCTGATCGTGCAAGTAGTGAACAAAGCTATCATGTGGAACTGTTTCAATTGCTTTGCGATACAGTTCTAAATCACTGTGCTTGTCTCTCAAGTCAAATGATTTTTCATAATGAACTTCAAATTCATCTGGCGGTAGAATGCCTTGCCAGTTGAACCAATCTTTCCACAGTTTTTGTTCTGCTCTCTGTAGCATGTTTGCCCTGTCACTTAGTTTGGCATTCAGCAATGCTTTTTCTGTTTGCATTGCTACACCACTCATAGGTGAACCTGACTTTGCTTTTACAGCTTTCAAGTGTGTGCTTGCATCAATAGCTTCTACATCTAATTGAATAGCAGAAATTATTCCATCAATGCTTGCACCTGTTGGCTGTAGTAGATATGGTTGTATTTGTGTTTGCTCATCAACATATATGATTGCACCTGCACCACCATTTATTTCTGCACTGGGCTCAGCTACAATGCTAGGGTGACTTGACAGTCTAATGTTTGAATATAACTCACTAAGTTTGTTATACATTGTGCGTTGAATGTCACACACATCACCAATATCACTGGTGCCAATACCTCTGTGGAAACTTTTTGTATCCATAACACACTGAAACGGAACATACCCCAATGGGTTGTCGTATACAGTGTGTGCTGTTATTTTACCATAGCTTGCAACCACAGCATCACGCTGATAGTTTGCATTGCCCATGGTAAGCATGTTTGAATCTGTGTTGATGTGCTTTTTGGTTACAATGTATTCTTCAATTGTTTCTGGTGTCCAAATTTTTATGCAATCATAGTCTTCAAACTGCCCTTCAACCACTTTGATGTAGTTGAGTGTCTGAGCTCCATTTGGCTGTTTGCCATAGCTCCAATCTAATACGCAAGTCGGGTCATATAACATTGCGTAAGCTCTAATTCCTAAGTCAGCTTCTTGTGCTGCTGTGTCTACTGTGTATGCTGGTCTGTCTGTGCCAATCCAGGCATTTCCGTATATGCTCACAGTGTCATTTACTTCACGCATAAACTGTGTCATGTTCATACCATCTAGATTGCTGTCTTTTACAAATGACATTGCAAATTCATTGTCAACCAATGTGCTCATAGTGCGTGTTGGTGGATTACGAAATATAAAACTTCTATATGTATCCACAACCACTTTAGCGTGATTGTGTAGGGCTGTATCTAGCAGGCGTTGTGCATATTGATCACCCGGTGATTGTTCTTCACCAATATACTTGCGTAGATATGCACCATCTCTGTATTCTTCTGCGCCCATATAGCTACGCATATAATAGTCCCATCTATACACATATTCTGCGTATCCTGAGTGAACTTGTTGTAATTGCTTGGTTGTTAACATATGTTGTGTTCCTTCCAAAAGGTGTATATACAGATGTATTTATCATAAAAAAACCCCGACAGTTGGAATGGGGCCCAATGCCGGGGTGTTACCATAATGATCATGATAACAGTTACCAAAATTATAAGCAAAGGCTTCCATACTCTTGTATAGAAGCGAAACACAGCGGACCGCTTCAGCGGATTTTAAATGAATTTAGTTTTGGAGAAACGAATGCTTTAAAACAAATTCCGCTGTGTTCCTATAAAAACACACGCAAAGAAATAGGCTCTACAACTTGTGGTGTGCTTTATAATACTATTTATACATTGATATTGGAGTGTTGTCAACCTTTTAATTTAAAAATGTCCAAACACTTTTGGTTTGTTGCGTGTGTCTGCTCTGGGAAGAATACTGTAGTTGTAGTCTATCACATAAGCCAGTGCATCTGTAATGTGATCATATCCATCTTCTTTGTTGGGTTGC